AAGTTCATTGTTATTTACTTTCGTAGTTGTTGAATAGTTGTAGATTATATGAAAGAAAAACTACTGTCAAGAAAATAATTTTGTATACGTTGTTTACGTTATATACGCATTGCCAGAGATTTTATTTTTTTTTTTTTTTGAAATCGAAAATAGCGTAAAAATTGTAAACAGCGTAAACGGAACCTTATTTATATAGCTCGGTGTGTTTACGGTTGTTTACAAAAAGGCTGTTTTGTTTACGGTAGATTTTCAGAAATGTGTTTGATGCCCTTGATTAGTTGCAGTATGGTTGTTGAAAACACAGGATCTGGAAATGGGGTCTATAAAGAAAAAGATTGAGGCCGAACATGATCGGCAGTTGACTAACAGACAAATGACATTCGCTCAAAAGATTGTCGAAGGTATCTACTCTAATGCGGAATGTGCCAGACTTGCAGGTTACGCTCCAGAGCTTGCATCAAAGCAAGCATCTGTTCTCTTGAATGGTAGAGATTATCCTCACGTTGTGGAATACATCGAAGAACTCAGACAAGAACGAGAAAGACGGTATGGTGTGACAACCATCGGTCAACTTGAAAGACTGTATACTTTATCTGTTGGTGCTGAAGAAGCAGGACAGTTTTCTGCTGCTATCAATGCGGAGAAAATACGATCAGCTTTAGGTGGCCTGACTATCGATAGACGAGAGACAATCAATACCATCGATCAGTTATCAAGAGATGAAATTACAGCAAGACTTGCGGCACTACAAAAACAATATCCGCAAGCATTTCAGATTGAAGCAGAGTACAAGGATGTGACACCGAATGAGCAAGGGTCAAGAGGCGAACTTCTGGAGCACAATAAGACAGAACCTACCGAAGAAGTGCTTCGCAACGCGGATTGAAAACGTACATGGGGGCGGTGTTCCTGATGTGCATTTCATCTGGGATGGCTTGTCTTTCTGGTGTGAATTAAAAGTAGCCAAAAGTAACGCAGTAAATATTTCTGCTCATCAAGTTGCTTGGAATACAGCGTATTGGGTACGAGGTGGGTCAAATTTTATCTTGGTAAAGAGCCTCAAGGATCGCGATCTAATTTTATTTGACGGTGATCAGGGGGCTAATTTGATACAGGGTGGGGTCTCTGCGGCCCGAGGTTCTCGGTTCAAGGATCCTGCGTCTTTGTTCTGCGCCCTGCGGCCCAGGTTAGAGCGCCGGATCTCTGCGGCCCTGCGGCCCTGCGACTCTGCGGCCTAGTATATTGATGGTTGTGCCCAGGCACAAGTGAAAAGGGCAGCCGCAGCTGCCCGGTTTTTAGTGCTCAACTATGGCAATCGATTTCGCTTGGCTCGATCCCTTGCACAATTTGCAGTCGGTGCATTGTGCCCGTCGGTTCATTTCTTTTGATGCAGGACAAACAGCCTCGTTTGCTTTATCGACTTGCCCTAGATCCGCGACAACTCGGAACGTGCGCCGCCCTGCTTTCCAGTGCATAACTGCTTCGGTGTGACTATCCGCTGATTGCATTGCAATATCTGGTCGCCAAGGTTTTTGATGAGTGTACGCCGTCCACGTCTCACACTCGGAAAGCAATTGATCCCAAACATGAGACGGAACGGCGGCAGGATCCCCATAGGTTCCGACGCGGACGAAGCGACCGCGACCCATTGTTGCCGCGTCGCCCGTTTGATAGACGCCGCGCTTGTATGCTTTCCAAACAATTAAAACGCCTTGGCCTAAGTTAACGTAACACTTGCGACCCTTGGCTTGCTTGCGTTCTGGATCCGTTGTTACTTCGCCGCGCATTGGACAGTCGCCACAAATAGAATAGTCTTCGCCAGTCTTTGAAGCTTCCAATGGATTTATATCCGAGCGCAATATATAAGTCTGGACTACGTGCCCAGTCTTAGTGTTACGGTTTGAATAGGTAGCAATAACTACAATTGGTTTATCATCCAATAAGCTAGGCCCGTTGTAAATGATAGCTGATTTCATATTTATTTCCTTATTAGTTAACAGTTTGATTATACACCGGCCACAAGTAAACAACAAGTAAAATATATTTTTATTCCTGCGACTCTGCGACCCTGCGGCCCTGTGTTTTTATATTCAAAAGCCCTGCGACCTTGCGGCCCCAGGGCTATCGAAAGGAAATGCCCTGTAACCCTGGGCAAGGGATTAGTGTTACATTACAGCTGCGCCATACAGCAAAAAGATTCCGGCGAATAGTATAACGAATAGCGCGATACCGGCGAGTAGATCCTCGAGGGCAGACGTGGGTCTGCCCTGGATCCAACTAATCAAAGTTTGGATAGCGTGGAACATTAGAACTGTCCGAACTCTATATCTTTGGCGATTAGTTCGTTGTCGTTTGTGATCTTACCTTTTGACATATCGACCACGTAGTGTCCGTTATCAAACTCTTCCTTGTGTTTGGTTACACCTAGTGAGAGACCACCTGCTAATTTGTCGTGATAAGTTCCGATCAATCGAGCCATTGCATACTGGCAATCATTATGGCGCATGTCTGGCGCAGCTTTCTTTACTACCTCGATCACTTGCTCGGGAGACCCGCACCAGTGTATGTAGACATAGCACGGGGCTTTATCGCCTGTCGCGTCTCTTACTTCTATTGTTGCTCTATTTCCCATTGTACTTCCTTTCTAATTGAACAGTTTGATTGTAGCCCAATTGTTGTTGGGCTACAAGTGTTTTATTTAATTTCTTTTAGTTCGTCGAATACTTGCTGTAGTACAGCAGCTGCGGTATCGTCTCGCCTGGCTCGCAGTAATTCGAAAACCATATTGATCTTACTGATTAGTTTTTCGCCTTTAGTTAGTTTGTCCATTGTATTTCCTTTCGTAGTGGTTGGGGGCTTTCGCCCCCAGTTGGTTAAGTTGCTTTGAATAGTTTACGTGGCTTGCTCCAGAATGCATCGTGATCAACGTGGTTAGGATCAGCGGTAACTGTACATAACCTAGTGAACGATTGCTTCCTATGCTCTAACCACCAGTCTTTACTTGGGGCTTTCTCATGGCCTAGGATGCCTAGTTCTCTGGCAAGGTCGCTGTTCTTTGAGAACGTCCACATTGCCCAACCATTAAGTACAGCTTGTTTTTGTAGGTCTATGTTTTCTTCTTGTAGTCTTTTTATCTCAGCTTTGTTGGCCTCGATTTTCCCTAGTGTTTCTATTCTATCCATTTTGTTTCCTTTCTAATTAAACTGTAACGCTTGTTACAAGTAACAAGTTATACTAATCCAACAGAAAGTCAACAACTAATCTACAATTATTTTACATTTTATTAAATTAATTTGCCGAATGTCTGGGGGTTACTGTGCCGCATTGCGGCGCAAATGCTGCACTGCGGCGAGGGGCCTCCCCCCAATATACAGCGTGCACAGCACACATGTGTGTCTATAATATTAGTATTGTAAATTCATTCGGGGGTAATTCCATTGGGCAACAAGTATTCAACAACTAGGTTCCCTAGGCCCCAGAAAAAATTACGGGTGTATTTTCATTCGGGTTTATTGTAAAGTGATCCCAGAACCACGGATCAGGAGCAGACGATGGGTTTTTGGAAAGCATTAACTGGTAAGAGTTGGAAAGAGACTATTAGCGGCGGTGGATCGTCAACCCCGAAGAAAGATGACAAGAAGAAGAAGAAGTCCACGACTCTTGGTCAGGTATCTCGGACGGGTCAGTATGCGGGGGATGGTTTTGAGTGGGTTCAGAATGACAACACGAATGCGTTGACTCGGGTATATACTGGTGCGGGTAAAGATAATAATTTAGGCACTAATGTTATTTCGGGGGGCACTTCGGACAAGAACACAAAGAATGCGATAGCTGCTATTTCTGCGAATGAGGGCAGTGTGTTTGCCACGACCAATGCATCGGGGACCACGGGCATACCATTTATTGACCCTGCTAAGTCTTTTGCGGAGGAGCAGGGGATTAGTTACACTCCTACGATCACGTATGATCCTACGAAGACGGGAGCGCAAAACGACGCGATTCGAGCGCAGCAACAACAAGCATCAGTTCCTGATATTAAACCCCAACCAAAGCCAGTTTTGTCTCCTGAAGAACAGGTCATGTCGCAAGAGGTGGTATCGCAACCAACGGGATTGCCTACGGAAGTTGCTCCTGGGTTCTTTGACCAGTTTGCTCCTACGATAGATTATACGGTTAGTCAGGGCGAAGCGGGGCGCGGCGGTCCAGATTCAGCGGCACCTACGTTTACATATGCTGCTGGTGTAGATCCTGAGTTGGAGGTTCTTGTTTCTTTAAAAAACTCGGGTGTGCAGTTAACTCCTAGTGAGTATTTAAGAGTCGGTCAGTATGAGAATGAGCGAGGCTTGAACACAGACTCACCTACATCTACTGTTGCAACGACTCCTAATGTTCAAGTTGCCGGACCCACGCAGCTTGCGTCTAGTCCAGATTTTGCGATGCCAGGGACGGCTCAAGCGGCGTATGCTACATCGGGTGCGCCTGTTGAGGTTGGTGGAGAGTTTGATCCGAGGAATATTTTACCGACATCGGAGCAGATGGCGGCGTTTGAGGGAACAGCGCAGCCTGTTGTGGACAAAACGCCAAGCCCTAGTCTTTCACGGTTTATAGATGATACACCTGTCTTGGATAACTTGATTGGTGCGGGAGAGGTAGATAGCCCAGGTGAAAAAGCAGCTACGGTATTTAAGGCAGGGATCGAAAACCTATTACCTGGGTTAGCGTCCCTTGGTGCAGAGCAAGTTATTAGTTCAGGTTTGGAAACGGGGCGTGATTTAAACCTTCCGGGGTTTGGTCAACAGTTTGTGACGGATCCAATGTTAAAGTACCGCCAAGCGGGTTTGGGAGATTTAAGTGGTTTAGACAGGATTTCTCAAGAGCAACAGTTATTTAAAACTGGGATAGCAGAAGAGGTTGGCCCTGCAAGTATGCGACTTCCTAGCGCCCCAACTGGGATTGAAACCGCTCTAACTGACTATGCAAGTAAACAATTTAATCAACTTGGTCAAAGCATTGATGCGATGCCACAAGATGTACAAGATGCACTCAGTCGTCCGGCGGTGACCATTCCTAAAAAGTTTGGTTATGATGAGGGTCAGATTGACCCCGCGTTTGCGTCAGCATTAGGAGCAGATCCAAATGCGTATGCGTATGGTCAGACTAGCATTGATCCTGAAGCAGCAGCGTATCAGGCACTTCTTACTGCTCCTACAGCATTAAGCACTGTGGCTCTAAGTTTTATAAACCCCGCAGCAGGGGGTGTTTTAGGAGGCACATTAGCTGCGGGTGAGGGACAACGAGCGAGTAACGCAGAACTTGATGCAGCATTAGCAAGTGGAGAATTAGCAACCACTCCTGCGTATCAATCCTATGCGGAAGCGGTAGAAGCCGATCCAACTCTTCAAAGTTTACCTCAATCTGAAAAAGATAGTCAGATTATCAATCAGATGCGTAACGATGTTTCAAAAGGTTTAGTTCCACTAGCTTTACTTTCTGGAACAGTCTCAGCGGTAACGCCTAGTCTATTAAAGAGAGGCGCTCCAGGGGCGTTAGCGGCTCCCGTTCTTGAGGGTGTAGAAGAAGGGCCATTAGAAACGGGTCTTACAAATATCGCACTACAGCGGCAAGCGGATCTACAGAGATTTGCTACGCCTACGGAACTAGCAAGTGAAGCTCTTGTTGGCGCAATTTCAGCAGCACCAGTTAGCGTTGCAGGTCTTACAGCGGGTGCAGATTCTAGTCAATCACCGACAGTGGGGTTAGATCCTAGTAAATTCCCAACGTCGGGTCAGTTAGCTTCGTCCACAGTTCCCACCTCTTATACAGCAACTCAAGACCAAGATGTTCCAAGAGACATAACAGCTGCGGAGGCTTTAATGACAGGTAATGAATTTGTTGTAGATGAAAACATTGTTTTTGACGGCGACAACAGGACGATGTCGAACACTGAAACTGGATTCACTGTTAAACTTAGTCCAGAAACCCCGCTTACGGCGGATGCGGCTGCGAAAGTATCTCAGGGTATTGTGCCAGAGGGTGCCACAGAAATAACAGGTGCGGCTAGTTTGGAAAGAACGCCTCCATCTGGAATTGAACAAGCAATACAGAATATACAGAATACTCCGGGTAACTTGACGATTGTTTCACAACCAGATGAAACTTCTGGAATAGCCGCGGCGCAAACACCTCCAAATTTTGACCGTGTAATGCAGGTCTTGCAAAACGCACGAGCACAACAACTTCAAGGTTCTGGAAAAGTAGTTTCCAAGACTGGTATAAAATCTTTGTATGATGCAGGTTTAGTTAGCGAAGAAGCTCTTTCCAATCCCGCCATTGCAAATGCTGAAACATCTAACCTCGTAGCATTGGGT